AGCTAGTGTAATGCCATGCTTTGAAGTTGGGGTCGCCACCTAACTCGGCTTGTTTGTAGAGGTCATAAAAATGGTTTCTACCCATTGGTGTCCCAATGAACAAAGCACTTGCCTTCAAGTCTGACAGAGCTGGGCGTAAAATCAACTCCCATACGTCAGGCTTCATGTCTGCGTATTCATCTAATACTAGGTAGGCTAGGGAGACACCCCTCATAGTCTCTGGTCTGTCTGCTCCCTTTAGAGAAATGGTAATCCCGTTAATTAATTTAATCTGTAAGTTGTTAACGTGGGAGCCTTCAACCATGTCCCCTCCTAATTCTAAGAGGAGGTTCCACATAATATCTCTAGCCTGACCTTGAGTAGGGGCTACATAGAAAACGTGGCCTTTAGTAGCTTGTAAAGCATTCACTAGAAGCAAATAAGCCGCAAGACGGGATTTTCCTGTCCTACGGCCTGCTGCGACTACCTTGAAGCGGGTAGGGTCGTTCCAGACCTCCTGCTGCCAATTTAGTAGATTTATATCTAAGTTCATGCGTTGCGGGTAGCTTTAACCTTTTTCCAAAGGTCAGCATCAGCCTTCCTAGCACCACCAGAGCCAGAAGCAAAAGACTTAGCTCTAGCAATGCCCCACGCTGTAGGAGTCATGCCTGGACGCGACCCAGAAGAATAAAAAGCACCCTGACCACGCTTAACTACTTTCCTTAAAATGCTAACAGGAACATTATGTTTCTTAGAAAGTTTTTGAAGTGTAGTTGTGGTGCTATCTTTTTTTGGCATTTCGCGACCTCCTTTTAGCTATAGCGTCCATCTCAGCTTTAGTGAGGGTTCCCTGTTTGTATTTACGGGCGGTAGACCTTATTTCGTTCTCTGTAGCCGTGCGATTAGTAGCGCCACGGACATACTTTTTGGGAGTACCCCTAGCAGTCTTAGAAACTCTTGAGAATCTACGAGCCATCAGTATCTAACTGGCGGCTTTTTAACTTTTTTCTTACCTTTCTTTTTAATAGGCATAATTATCTCCAGTTTGAACGTGCTTTGTTTTGAGCCTTCTTACTCAGCTCACCGTAATGAAAGAGCTTAACACTAGAACTTGTGTGTTTAGCCCCAGAATGTAACTCACCATTGGGCATTTTATGAGTACCACCTTTATGAATAGTTCCATCTTTCTTGTAGTGGTTAACGCCCCTCATCTGGATATTCTCCATGTTGAATCATGTGTGCTACGTCTAAGGCTCTCTGACCCACCTGAGAGGCCCATAGAGAGTCTAAAAACTCTACTGAAGCCTCTGGGTAGTCTTTTGTTTCCATCAGTTTAAGAGCCAGTCTGAAGCCTCTGAGACGGGGTAGACCAATATTGAAACAGATGTTAATCATTGCATCCTTCCGAACTCTATCTAAATCTTCATAGAAACGAAAGGCATTGGTTAATTCTTCATCAGTTCTTTGGATGTCGTTGTTTAATAGGGTGTAGATTTCCCCATCAGAAAGTCCTAATCCACCATCCTCGTCAATATTCCTACCGACTCCTATAGTCCACTTACCAGCGGGGCATTTATAGGCGAAGCGTTTAACCCCTTCGTGCTTAGCTAGTTGGTCGGCTAATCTATTCAATTACTTCACCCTCAATGTCCTGAACCCCAGTATCTATGCGGTCTATAGAGGATACGTTGATTTGAATGACTGGCTTTTCATTCCCTTTTGTTTTATCATAATGACTTAAAGGGGCCATTCTATCCATTATTAACTTCCAAGCTGCGGCCTGATTCTTATGCTCAGGGTCTTCAGCAGCTTTAACAATGGCATCTATAACGTGTTCTATTCTATTAGCGGATAGGAGGCGTTCCTCAAGCTTCTTAATGGCAGTCCTCATACCTTTAGGTCTACCCTTAGCCTTCTTACCCTCATCTTCCCACTGTTGGCGAGTCATCAACCTATCAGGTTTACGAGGCCTACCCCTTCCCCTCTTCTTAGGTTCTTCCTCTACAGAACAGTCAGTAATACCACTTGGTGCATTTAAATCATTCATTGGCGAATCATACCAATATTTAGCGAAAAATACCAAAAAGTATAACTTATTGATATAAAAACTATTTCGTTGGTTTTTTGAAATCGCTCTTTTGCAAGATTGGGTGGGTACTATAATAATTACGACACGCCAGCTCCCCTCCCCCCTACTTATCCACAACCCCCTGACTTATCCACAGCTTATCCACAGGCTCCAGGCTGACTTATCCACAGACTTATCCACAGTGTTGATAACTTATTGGGGATAACTTACTACTGGATGGATATACAGTACTGGATGGATTAACAGTGTGGGGGTTTGTATGGCAACCAATACCCCAGTCAGCACCCAATAAATCTACTTTCATCTATAGGCAATTCCCACCAATAAACTACTGTATAAAAGAACAGTAAAAATAATCAAAATAATTGTTGACCATAGCTATCATATACAATAGTATCTCTATCACTGCTTAGGCAGAACCACTAACTATAAAGGTATACAGCAATGCACAAAATATATTTATATAGGTCAAACGGTACTTGGATGGCAGAGCACACAGACCCAATGATTAAAGAGTTATTCGATACTGACACATTGCCAACTGCTTACACAGATGACATGCGCGCAGAGAGCGTGGTCGAGTTGGTATCCAATAAGTTTCCGCAATACGAAGTTTGGGAAAAATAATTCGGGTATTAGCTTTCACACTGCACAAGAGGGTCAAACAATGAACAACTGGCATTCCGAAACAATAGCAAGATTTAAAAAACTAGATAGTGATTCCCTGGAATATATCAGGGATGACGCCAAGCAGGCAGCTATTATAGGCGATTCAATCGGCAACGTGAAGGCCGGTCAATATTGGGATGAATACCACTATGCTTGCATGGAACTTAAATTCAGGGGGGTTAAACAATGATTAAACTTTCTAAACCATCCAAGATGCCATGCCTATCTTGGTCGCTAGTGGCTCGTGATACTTGCCCAGGTTCTATAGAAAATGGTGAATTAGTACCAGCATGCGCGGGATGCTATGCCGCCGGTGGTAACTATAGATTCCCCAATGTTAAAGCACCCAGAGTACACAATAAGGATGATTGGAAGCGGGACGATTGGGTTTCCGATATGGTCCAGGCCCTAGACAATAGCCGCTATTTCCGCTGGTTTGATTCTGGCGACCTATATTCAGTAAAGCTGGCCGAAAAGATAAAGCTTGTAATGGAAAAGACGCCATGGGTTAACCATTGGCTACCAACGCGCTCGCACAAGTTTAAAAAGTTTCACAAGGTATTAAACGATATACAGGCATTACCCAATGCCGTTGTAAGGTATTCCAGCGACAGTGTAACGGGTGAAACCATATCAGGCGATACAACTAGCACCATAGTGCCAACGCCAGAGCACGCCAGCGATTCAATGTCATTGTGCAAAGCCTATGACAATGACGGCAAATGCGGCACCTGTAGACAGTGTTGGGATAAATCAGCAAAGGTAATAGCTTACCCAGCGCATGGAAAAAGCATGGCGAAAGTTGTTAATAACATTATAGCGAGGGGATAAATATGATTGATTTCGAGATAACAAATAACGGGGAAACAAAATACTTTACTTGGACCAAGCTTTGCGAGTTTTTCGGGACCAAACCATATCAACCAGGCACTCCAGAATTAGCGTCAATCAAGATGGAATTGGCTAAACGCTGGGATTTAGAACCAGATAGCGTGATTGTCAGAATGAATCAGCAACCGATACTATGAGGAAACTATGAGTAAACCACTAATCAGCGACAGACTGCAAACTGCCATGGCATACGATAAAGCAATAGACTTGGCGTTTATATTAAACAATGACGACCCGGAATGGCGGTACCATGTAGAGATTGAAGCTTCTACAGGTAAGGCAAAGATTGCCATCTTTGATGAAACAGATGACAAGATTGGCTATTTATAAATTGTAAAAAGAGCGGCCCCAAACAACGGGGCCAAATCCCACAAAGGATAAGGAAATTATACCATGAATATATCATTTAGCGTTACTGAATCTGAGTACAAGGCATTACGCGCACTTATCTTAGTTGCACATAATAATTTACACACCGACTTAGACAATATGGAGTTATCAGATACCGGAGCATATGTTCTAAGTAGGCAAATGGAAGTATTAGAAAATTTAAAGAAGGTTATCAACCATGAACAATAAGCAAATAGAGCAATTATCCGAGACAGTCTACGCCATACTTTCATGCCTGATTATGGTGGGCTTCACGTTGCTGGTTTTATTTAATCTATAGGGGTAATCATGCCAACAACTAACTACAAGCTTAAACCAGGCGGGAGAATATGTAGGTGTCCAACCTGCGGAGAGGCATTCTCAGGAATAAAAGCTTTTGATATACATAGGGTAGGGGTGCATGGAGAAAATCGCTCCTGCATACGGTTAGGAGGCTCTAACAGGCATATAATCACTACGCCGAAGGGTAAGCATAAAACATTAGTGCTTGAAACCCTGCCAAGGGGTACATATTGGGGGATATTGAATGAGTAAAGCAGAGACAATTCTTGAGCGGCTAGAGATGGTGAGAAAAACTGGCATTAGCAAATGGATTGCTCGATGCCCAGCGCATGATGACGGCACACCAAGTTTATCAGTTACCGAGATAGAAGGCGGGAACCGCGTGTTGATTCACTGTCATGGCGGGTGTGGGGCATTGGATGTGCTGGAAAGCATAGGGCTAGACTGGTCTGCGCTGTACCCAGATGACTCAGATAATCGCTACAGGCCATTGTATAGGTCTAATCAAGACCAGCGAGCCATTGATGACATGATAGTTGCAATCGCACAAGCTAGACGCGACAAGGGTGAGCGGTTAAATGAATCAGATAAGCAAGCTCTAATCCAGGCAAAGCTAAGAGCGATAGGATAGTTATAGTTATAGCTGTACCTAGAGTTATAGCTATAGCTACTTTGTCATGAAATTCGGACATGAAAAATAAATTTATGTCATTGATTTTGTTAAGTTAAAGTGCTTAAAAATTGCAATTGCAGTTTGTTGGGTTAACTAGTTATAAAACGCGCGTGTTTCGTTGCTAGTTATCAAACACAACACTTGCTATTATGTAACTGCGCCTAGCTGCGGGTAGCTCCCTCAGTGAAAACGGCTCTCACTCCCCCGTGGCGCATTATATTTTTGGGAGTAACAATTAAAGCGGAGTGACTATGCACTACTACAAGCGCAATATTGGCGACTACTCCATAAAAGCTGGCAAGCTGACAATGCTTCAGCACGGCGCGTACACGCTAATTATGGACTGTTGTTACGATAGGGAACAATTCCCCACCAGAGAGCAAGCTATTGAATGGACTTGGGCAGTCTCAGATGAAGAGGTTGCAGCAGTAGAATTTGTGCTGTCTCGGTTCTTTACCCTAGAAGGTGAGCATTATGTGCAAAAGCGCATAGCTGAAGAGCTGGGTGCATACCATGACAGGGCAGCAATCAATAAGAAGAATAGAGCAAAAGGTAGCAGGACTGGTGACGAATCGTCAACGAATGGTGACAAACGGTCACCTAACCATAAACCACTAACTAATAACCATAAACAAATAACTAAGTTTATTAGACCAAAGCCTAGTGAAGTTGAGGACTATGCAAAGCAAATAGGGTTCTCACTTGATGGTGATTATTTCTGCGACTACTACGAAGCGAGAGGCTGGAAGCTAAGCACTGGCCCAATGAAGGATTGGAAGGCAGCGGTTAGGACTTGGAAGCGAAACAGAAAAGAAGATAAAGAATTCAAACCCAGGGAGATAATAATATGAATATCCCCCATAACGTGGACTTCAGAGACTACATCAGCATTATCGGGGAAGCCGAGGCCCAGGAGATACACCATGCAGGGCATTGGAGGGAGCAGATACATGAAAGGGCAAAGAATCTTGAGCTTTCAGGTGACTTATTACCTTGGTCTAAGGTCAGTCAGCACTTCAAGCTAAGGGCTGGCGAAGTGACATTGTGGGCTGGCATGAATGGTCACAAGAAATCAATGGTGCTAGGCCAAGTGGCCCTGTCTTTGATGTGTCAGGGTAAGAAGATTGCGATTGCTTCCCTTGAGATGAAGCCAGAGGAAACTCTTTGGAGGATGTGCCAGCAAGCAGCAGGACTTACAGCAGGACAGCCAAGTCAGGAATTTATTAATACTTTCATGGACTTAGCCAATGAATATCTTGTTATCTATGACCAGTTAGATTCTGTTAAGACTGAGAAAATATTAGGCTTTGTGAACTACTGCGGTAAGGTTTTAGATTGTGACCATATCATGATTGATTCCCTGGCTAAGTGCGGAATCGGTGTGGAGAACCGCGAAGGCGAAGCTGACATTATCAACAGGTTAGCTTGGTCGGCTAAACATCTAAACACTCACATTCACCTAGTCTCTCACGTCAGAAAGCCCCAGAGCGCGGGAGAAGAATACATTCCTACAAAGTTTGATGTGAAAGGTTCAAGCGCCCTCGTGGACTTAGTGGATAACTTAGTTATTTGCTGGGCCAATAAGAAACGGGAATCCCTAAAAGAACTTGGTCAATTGGACGAGAAGGAGCAGGAGTATTTTGATAAAACCTTCGACCAGCTACTCATCATAGCCAAGCAAAGGCATGGTAGATGGGAGGGTAAAGTCGGGCTTTATCATCACCAGAGTCTGCAATTTGTGTCTAGGGAAGGCAGGTCAATGGACTACAAGATAGACCAAGTATTTGATAATGAAGAAGAAAACACTAAAGAGAAAATAATTCAACAAATTGAGTTTTAGTTGTTGACAAGAATAGTATTACCGATAATAATTCACATTCCACAGAATGACGGGGGAGTAATTATGAAGGTGGAAACGCAAGGGTGGGGTAGCTCAATGGTGGCTACCAAATATATGTATCAAGAAATCAAAGAAGCGAAAGAATTGCTTGTTGACGAGCTTGTTAGTCTTGGGATGTTGGATGAGTCAGACGCAGAGAAGCAACTAAATTGCTTGATGAAAATGCTGGCATATTTCCATAAATCACATACAGGTGAAGAGATAGGGGAGGAAGCACCATGAGCAGATTGGAATATTACGTTGAAACAAATATAAGTGATTACGTCATTGATTCATGCGGATACGCAAACATCAAGAACAAAAATGTTGAGGAAGAACTACATATCCTGAGCCAGGATGATGATAACTTCTTGGATGAGGTGATGAATCATCACATCAAGAGTAGCGAGGAGGCTCAGATACTGTTGACTAAAGCAGTGCATGGCGATTTGGCGGCTGGAATTAAATACTTTGGCATGATTAAAAAAGCAATGAAGTCATACTTAGCTTACGAGCTTGACAATATGTCTTGCGAGGGTCTTTTAGAAAAGTGGCAGGATGACTACGCCAAAGAATACGCCGAGGAGCAGAGGATGTCGGAGATGACTTATGGCTAAGAGAGGCCACAGAGATTTGTATCCAAAGATTATTTCTATGGCAAAGAAAGGCATGAAAGGCACTGACATAGCCGCTGAATTAGGTCTAAGCCCTAACAGTATTAGAACTATATTGTTTAACAATGGAGTCAAGTTAAAGACCCCAAGGGGAAGGCCAATGGTGGACAACCCTGTCAGAAATAGATTCAAGGTTCCCAAGATTCATGAGGGGCCAGAGAGAGTATTACCAGACCCATTTAGGAGGAGATATGAAAACTAGCGAATCACTAAAACACTTTGCACCAGCATTTAGAAAGGCGCAGAGTGAAATGGAAGCCGTTAAGAAAGACCAATCCAACCCATTCTTTAAGTCAAAGTACGCGAACATTGAGTCAATAATTGACTGTGTTACGCCAATCTTGGGTAAGAACTTCCTGTCCTTTTCACAGCATCCTGTGTCTACCGAAAGGGGGGTGGGCGTTACCACCATCCTAATGCACGACTCAGGTGAGTGGATACAAGAGTCCTACACTTTACCCATAGCCAGCCCTAAGCCCCAGGAAGGTGCTGCTGCGATTACCTACGCCAGAAGGTATGGTCTTCAATCAATATGTGGATTGAGAGCCTATGATGATGACGATGGCGAGAAGGCAATGGGTCGATGATTTATTTTAAAGAAATTACAACCTGCCGCCAATGTGGAGGCGAATGTCGTGCGGTTCCAGAACTATTAAACTACACCGGAACAAACCGAGCTTATGGAGGGGTAGGAATTTGCACTGGCGAATATGTCTCTAACTGTTGTTTAGAGGCGGTACGACAGAGCAAACGAATTTCACTGAGGGGGCGAGTCAATGAGACTAATAGATTGCGAACAAGGTAGTGAGGAGTGGTTAAAGGCTAGGCTGGGAGTACCGTCTGCCTCTAACTTCTCCAAGGTTCTTACAATAAAAGGAACAGCGTCAACCCAAGCTAAGGCTTATGTTGATGCGCTAGTAGCAGAGGCCATTACGGGTGAATCCACCTATGTAAAGGTAACTGACGCCATGCAACGTGGCACTGAGCTGGAACCCTACGCTAGAGATAGATACATACTAGAGACTGGGAACCAAGTTCAGGAAGTAGGCTTTTGTCTTCACAATGATTATCAAGCTGGCGCAAGCCCAGATGGTTTGATTGGTGACGATGGAGGTTTAGAAATCAAGTCACCCTTGGGAGGTACTATGGTATCTTATCTAAGAGGTGGCAGGTTGCCCAGTAAATACTTTCAGCAGGTACAAGGCTGTATGTATATCACTGGTAGGAAGTGGTGGGACTTCATGGCATACCATCCAGACATGAAGCCCCTGATAGTTAGAGTTGATAGAGATGAGCATTTCATATCTTGTCTTGATGAAACTCTAAGAAAGGTAGTGGATGAAATTGAAAGACTAGTTAATAAATATTCGGAGGAATAATGGAATACGATAACACTAACAGGGGTGCAGTTTGGAAGAACGAAACTGATAACCCTAAAGCACCAACACTGAAGGGTGAGTGCAACATAGAGGGGACTGACTATCTAGTGAGTGCCTGGAAGAACGACACTTCAGGCAATCCTAAAAGGCCAGTGCTTAGTTTCTCTTTTGAGAAAAAACAAGCTAAGGCCAAAGCCCCTGAACCAACTGCCAGCTTTGAGGATGTTCCGTGGTAGACCATTTTGGGAATGTGTTAAGGAGGCTCCATGAATCTTCTGGAGTCTCACAATACAAAATTGCTAAAGACATTGGGATGGCCTCATCTAACTACAACGCTATGTTGAATAGGAAAGATATGAAGTGTTCCACGTTCTTTACTGTTTGTGATGCGATGGGCTTTAAACCGGAGGATGTATGCCAGTATCTGCGGTAGCTAATGATGTTTCAGATTTGAAGAAAATCTTTAAGGACATTGACAAGCTAATTAAGAAGACTGGTTTTGCTAACATAGCCTACTCTGATGGGGGGATGAAGGTGGAGGACTTCACCCTCTCCTCCCTGTCTCAGAAAGCCCTTAAAGCGATTTGGACAAGAGAGGCTGCAAAGCATAACTGGAAGACAGAAGACGTTGATGAAGCCATGTACGAAGGCATGAATCGGTGGCTTAAAACTAAGTGTTACAGCGACACTAAGGAGAAGTTTCTTCTAAGGTTTATTAAGAACCCAGAGGGAGGCGAGAAGGCAGAGGTTACAAGTTCTTCTAACTGGACTGTAGGGGAGATGACATTCTTCTTGGATTGGATGCAAAACTTCTGCGCCAAAGACGGGTTAATCTTAGAGGCCAAAGGGGAATACCTTGAAAACACGAAAGCTCAAAATAGTTAATAAAGAAAAGGTAAAAGAAGCGTTAGCTGAGGAACTAACACCGAATGAGAAGAAACTTCTTAACGAGAGTAGGAGAGCGTTCACTGATAAAGAAATATCATACATAGAAAAGAACAAGCCATATTTATTGGCGTGTAATCAAAAAGAAGACATAAGGGATATTACTAATAGTGGATTCTCCATAATGTCTAAGGAGTTCAGCATTGAACTTCTGTCAAGAAGGTTTGCGTTTTATGAAGAGACATTCATAGGAAAAAAACTTGATACCGCACACGATTTAAGAATGAGGTCGTTGAGAGCAAGGGACTGCTTAATGAATGGCCTTTACTTCGACACATTGAAACCAGTTAAGGAATAACTATGGGCGATAAATGGGATAACGTATCTGTCAGGGCCGCTCCAGACCCGCAACTATTAGAGTATTGCGAGACAGAGAAGCAGAGAGAATACCTTACTGCTTGGATAGAGTTTGGAACTTCTGCCGCTGCTGCTAAGGAGCTTGGATGTAGTGAATTCAACATCAGGTCATCTAAGAGAACTGTCGAAATAAATGCGGCCAAGAAAGGCTGGCAGAAGTCAGACAAACATGTACCAGACGGGTATAAAGTAAAGGGGAAATCAACGCTCCTTGATTCTGATGGCAATACTAAAATCCAGTGGGTCAAGACTGAGGTAGATAAAGAAAGACAAGAAGAAATAATGAGGGAGCTATGTGAAAACCTCACTCAGAATATAAAACCTTGGCCTGTAATCAAGGCTCCTAAGAAAGTTGATAAAGACTTATGCTCAGTGTACACAATCACTGACTATCACATAGGTGCATACTCCTGGAATGAGGAGACTGGTGCTGATTGGGATATTAAGATTGCAGAGGATACTTTATACAAAGCATTCGGGGATATGATTAACGGAACCCCAGACTCTGAACAGGCAGTATTCGTTCAAATGGGGGACTTCCTACATTGGGACGGTCTGACCTCCGTAACCCCACTAAACAAGCACGTTCTTGATTCAGATGGTAGATACCCTAAACTAGTCCAAGTCGCCGTAGAAACCTGTGTACGGGCGGTAGAAATGCTATTGCACAAGCATAAGCACGTTCATGTAGTAATGTGCGAGGGTAATCACGACTTAACTGGGTCTGTCTGGTTGCAGGCCATAATGAAGATGGCATTTAAGAAGAACAAGAGAGTCACCGTGGATGATAGTGTGTTCCCATACTACTCATTTGCTTGGGGTAATGTCTTTCTAGGATGGCATCATGGACACCTAACTAAGATTAGGGGATTGGCTGGCAAGTTCTTCTCTGAGCCAAGGTTCCGTAGTCAGATGGCAAACACTGAATACATATACATTAGTACAGGACACTACCATACCAAAGAAGTAGTAGAGGTATCCGGTGCGGTGATAGAGAGACATCCTACATTAAACGCTAGAGATGCCTATGGCGCTAGGGGATTTGAACATTCCCAACGGGGCGCATTAGCAATCACTTATGACAAAAGTAAAGGCGAAATTAGTAGAGTAACGGTAACACCATGAGACAACTGAGCGAACTTAACATTATTGAAAACTGCCAACAGTGCATCTATCACAAAAAAGATGACATCAACCCTTCTCGTACTTACTGTGAGAAGCTGGCAGAAAAATATGGGAGGCCAGTAGAGATATGTGTAAACAAACACTTTCCAACCCTATGCCCTTTGTCGAAGGTGTAGCTAGGGTTAGGAATCCCTGTAGAGGTATATGCTCTACTTCTACCGTGGGGAGTATCTGGTGTGTAGGCTGTGGTAGGTATTACAAAGATGTGATTAATTGGAATGCCTATGATGAGTCCAACAAGATACTAGCCATGAAGAGGGCTACGGAACACCAACAGAAGAAGAGGAGTGGAGAGGTTACTGATAACCTAGATTACTTATGAAAGAAAAAGACGATTACAAGCCAGCGGGTCACACAAGGTTCACTATGAACATGAGAGAAGACCTGCATGAAGACCTCAGGACTTACTGCTTTGTTAACAAGGAGAACATGAGTTCAGTCATTGAGGAACTGATAGAGAAGCATCTTAACAAGCCAAGCTCTACTGACAAGAAGGTTATAGATGTTAAAGCAAAAGACATACAAGTAGGTGGGAATCATTATAAGGATTTTAAAATCCAACCCATAGAGTATATCCAGGCTAACGATTTAAGTTACTGCGAAGCCAACGTGGTTAAGTATGTCACTAGGTGGAGGAGTAAGAATGGTATTGAGGACTTGAGGAAAGCTAAACACTATATAGACCTGCTCATAGAGAGCGAGGTTAAAGAGCCTAACTTAGAATATTTAAGAGAGTGATATGCGAAAGAAAACACTTAGAGCCTTGATAGATGATGTAGCTAAGTTATTACAGAAACACGTTAGATTGAAAGCGGCGGTAGCTGCTGATAAGAATGGCTTTATAGAGTGTGTATCATGTGGGAAGTGGTATCACTGGAAGAATATGCAGGGTGGACACTGGATAGAAAGAGGGAAGCAAGCCACTAAGATTATGGAGGAGAACATCCATCCTCAATGTGCTGGGTGTAATCAGTACGGTATGCGGCATAGGACTCACGTTAGAGAAGGGTATTCTAAGTACATGAGGAGTATGTATGGGGATGACTTCTGTGATGAGATGCTGACTAGCTCCAGAAAGCCCAAGAAGTATTTAAGGGCAGACTTAGAAGATATGGTTAAAGAATTGAGAAGAAAGAACGCGGAATTAGAAGATGCCATTTAACTTGGAGGGTAAACCAAAGGTATCTATTATTACCATAATGTATAACGGTAGAACCCAATTGCTAAAAAGGGTGGTTCAAAGTGTTATCAACCAAAGCTATCCTTACTGGGAGCTTATCTTACAAGATGACCATTCTACAGACGGGACTTATGAAATGGCTGCTGGGTTAGCCATGACCGATAAAAGAATAAAGGTCTACAGGAATGAGAAGAATCTTGGCATATCAAAGAATAGACTTGAGGCTTTCAAAAATACAACTGGTGAATTAATAGCTCATTTAGATAATGATGACTTTTTATATCCAGACGCAGTTAGGTTAATGGTAGATGCCTTCCAAGGGAATCCAGAAATAGGTTTTGCTTATAGTGATATGGCATACATTGAAGACAATCTACCTTCTGGGTACATAGCTCATAAGAATTACGGAGAGCCGCTTAGTCAGTATGGTTGGAGACACTTTGGAATGTTTAGAAGAAGCGCCTACGACAAGACCAGCGGATACAATGTTGACCTAGCCTACCCTTGTGAAGACGCAGATATATTTATGCAGATTGCAGAGAAGTTTGTATTTACTAGGGTTCCCTTTGTTCTCTACGGATACCATAATCAAGGAGAACACGCTTACACTGGTATAGGCCCATGCAATACTTGTACTACCAGACATATATGTAATTTTTCTAGGGTGTTTGCTAAGAGCTTAACCCCTCCCATTGATGTGTTAACTTGGAAGCCGATAGAATAATGGACTTAAAACAAATCTGCGAATGTGGGAATAAAATGTTAATCATCTACGACAGGGAGGACGGTCTTGTAGTTAAAGGGTGGTTCTGTCCCTGGTGTAGGAAGTGGCAAAAGAATGATATGCGGAGTATGTTGGCTTGAAACAGGAAACCCAGAGTGTAGAGGTAGACCCCATGGAGCCAGAGGAACTGGCGAAGTGGGTGAACGACAACTTACCCTATTTGGAGGGGACGGAACAGAGGGCGATAGGGACTCTAGCAATGATGGTGAGGGATTACTCAGACTTCATGGAGGAGAATAACACAGTAGATGAGTTGTTTAGTATGTTCATCTCTATGAGGTACAAAGAGGTAATGGATAAGGAGCTACATTAGTGTCAGAGATAAGAAATAAAAAACACGCAAGAAACTTAGTGTTGTTTAAGGGGATGGAGTTTCACAGAGGCATCTACCCTACTGACCTAGATGCCTTTATAGAAGTAGATAATGAAACCTTTATACTCATTGAGTGCAAGAAGGGTAACTCTAAACCAGATAGGGGACAGGCTTTAGCCTTGAGGAGGCTTGTGGATTCTCTTAAAGATAAGAGAGCATACCTATTACTAGCCTCTCATCAATCTGATGGAGACATAATTCTAGCTGACTGCCTAGTTACTTACTTTAGACACAATGGAGAGACTAGGAAAACGAGTAAGAGGGTAACAGTGAGGGAGTTTACAGACTGGATATTAAGGTGAGGTCAGTACGGCACCCAAAGGCGAGGGTGGAGGAACCCAGGATGCCGCACTGGCCTCAAAACTTAATCTTGTTCCTGCTGCTCATCCCCATAAGTAGCAAGTGTTTGAGCCGCCCAAGCCCGTAAAGCTCTTTGAGATTTTTTCGACATAGGGCCGTCAGAAGGTCTTTCTAGCAGAGACTTAAACAAATCTTCATTAAATATAGCGTCCTCTAGCAGCCTTCTTTCTGCTCCAACTATTCCCCCTCTAGCCATATTCTCAAATATGTCTGCGACTAATTGGGGGGCCTGTAGAGTTCCAGTTCCAAGACCCCTACCTATAGAAGCTCCAGAAATTCTCAAAGCAGCCTTTTGCAGTAAGTTCATCTCTTGTTCTGCAAATAGCTCAACTGGCGTTCTAGATGCCAACTGCCTAGACAGAGCATCTACAGTTCTGGAGGCTCTTTCTAGTCTTGCTCTTTCTTCTCTGGAAAAAAGAGTCATTATTGCCTGCTTTGTTCTCTTATCGTCAACTAAAGCCCTAAACTTTGCCCCATCAACAATGTCTCTTTTAGTGCCGTTTGGAAGCGGTATGCTTGATGTAGATTTGTTTAGCAAGAAGTCTGCAAAAGAGGTTTTAAGGCCCGAAAGGGCTTCTCCAGTTGTATCCCTTTGCGCCATTGTCATCAGGCTTCTCATGTCCCTAGCAGTTGTCCTAGAAGACAAAACTTTGTTAAACGCATCTTCTGCGCCTTGCTCAATATATACTATTGCCTTGTTTTCGCTTGGGCTTAAAAATGGCCTTCCCTCTCTTCTTGAGCGAAGCAAGGACTCAGTATTGCTTGTTCTGATTGCATTTTGTATTTCTGACCTAAACGCTGGCATTCTATTCATCAAGTCTTGATTTGAGATAAGAAAATTTTGAGCGTCCCTAGGATTAAACTCTTGGCCTCTGAAAAAAGTAAATCTCAAGAACTCTTCCATAGCTTGTTGAACTTCTGGTTTTCCAGATACGGCCTGAAGTATACGGTCATAAGCAACAGTGTTTTTCTGTTTTCCAGCACCCAAAGTAGCAGTAAGAGTCTTTGATGGGTCTATTGATTCAGCACCAGTTCTATCCCTCCTAAGAATCCTAGCAACATCTCCTTGGTTAAATCTTTGGTTTAACTCTCTAGAAAACGCAACAGCGGTAGCTACTGTATTTTCTTCAGCAGAATCAACATATATGTTCGCAATATCTTCTGTTATTGAATCTGCTATTTCTTCTGCCAGCCTAGCTCTTTGAAAGTTAGGGTTATCTCCAGCCCTAGCAGCCCTAGCCTCAGCCCTTAATTCGCTCTGTATTCCTCTAATTTCAAATATAGAAGTTTGGTCTCCAATATAGGCAGAACTTTCAGGGTCTAAAAATCTAGCAGCATTAGGCATATTTTCCTTTTGGGCAGTTGCCAAACTTGCGTCAGCTTGATTTCTGGCTGTTTTAGATATGTTTACATTAACAAAATCTTCTTGGTCAATTGCTTTATAAAGCTCGTCCTCAAACTCTCTTGCTTGCTTTAATGCTAAAGAAAGCTCATCACGAACAACTGGCTCAATTGCCTCTCTTACGTCTTGTGGCTGAACTCTAGATATTGCTGTGTTAGCGCGACTCGTTGCTATCTGCATTCTTGCGTCTATAAGGTCTCCAAACAATTGGACTTGGTTTTCAAACAAGTTGCTAATATCTTGCTCTGATGCCCCGCCAAATGTTAAGTCGTTTCTGATTGCGGCATTTGTTTGTTCAATTGAATTAGCAAGCCTTTCTGATAAATTTCCCTCTTCAGCACCTTTTATTATTGCTTTTTCAAAAGCACTATACACAGGAGATTCGGTTCTGGTAAATGTGCTTATTTCTGCGCCAGGAGACAACTCTCCAGCTTCCTGCAAAGCCCTTAACGCTCCTTGTCTATCACCAGCAGCTAAAATATCTGATGCTCTTTGTCTTGCAGCAGATGGAGCCATTCTTTCTTTTAAAGAGCTAAAAATTTTAAAAGTAGGGGCAAGTTTTAAAGCCTGTGGAACGTATCCAACAGCCAAGCCGCCGCCAAGCTCTCCAATGAGCCTTGCTCCAGGTAAATCTGGAAAAGCTTTTTCTAAACGAAAACCACTTGCTCCTCCAAACCCGCCAGCAAAACTTTCCCCAGCAATTGTTGTTCCTGGCCTAGACCTAAAAACCCTACCGTAGTTGCTTATTGCGTTTTGCAAGCCAGTGACTATTCGTCCTGCTCCACTTGCCGCTCTTGCTTGCGGGACTGCCTGGGACAAAAGACCAATACCAACAGCAAAAGGGACTGTGTTAACAAAACCAGTGCCAAACGCCGTCCCAGTGGTCTCAATTGGCGTTTCTGCGCTAATTTCAGCCGTTGAAGCAAGGTACTTTAATCTTTCTCCCGGAGAGAGTTGGTCTAATTGCATTTGTCTTCTGGCTTCTACGTCGCCAGAAACCATGCTTGCAACACCTCTGCTTATAGTTGAAAGAGCATCAGGCAAAAAGCCAGTAGAAGGCGCATCAGATTGAGAAGCTAATTCTTTTAACTCTTTTCCACTAGCCATTAGTTACCACCTAATTTTTGTTCCATTGCTTGTCGTATTGAGGGGTCAAGATTGTCTAATTCTTCTTCAGTATATTGATTTATAAAACTAAGAACTCTTGATTTAGACAGATTATTAACAGCATCTAAACTTAATGTACTTGCATCTGGAATCCTTGGAAGAAGTTTTTTTCTAAACTCTGTCATTGAATTAAGAAATATTCTTTCTTTAGCCTTTTCTTCTTCTGAAAACTCAGGGTTGTCTAAAAATTCTTGTGAATTTTTCTGCTCTTCTTCAATATAGCTGTCAATAGCAGTAATTCGCGCCAAGGCGGTTCCTCTTCCAGCCAAAAAAGAAGGTCTAATACGTATTCTTTCCCTAATTCTTTCTTGTTCACCGAAAGGAAATCTTGGGCTAAGAGAAAAGCTCCTAACTATGTCGCTTTCGAGAAGTTTTAAATATTGCTGATTCTCAGTTCTTTCCGCATCTAACATATCTTCGCTATATGTTGCGTCTCCTATCCTACCTATAACCTCCGAAATTATTGCAAATGGCCCAGTAGTATTTTGCAATCTTTCTAAAATAGAAATGCCTTCTTCTTCTGGGCTAAGTGGCTCGCCAGCACCATCTTCTGAAACGTTTTCAGGTCTTGTAAGGGTAGAGGAAACATTTATCCTATCAACCCTACCCTCTACGTCATCAATCAAAAACGCTAAAGAAGGATTATCTGGATTAAGCTCAATGCGAATATCTCCATTAGCAACTTTTGTTGCCTTATCTATAGCTTCTTGCTCAGGCATACCGTTAGCAATCAAAATTCTTTTGTATTCATTTATTTTTGTTTGAGTAGCCCCTTCTGCACTTGGAGAAATAAACTTTTCTGCAAAAGAAACTGCGCCATTTGGGTCTCCTGCATATAAAACAGGCATTAGTCTGGCTAGTTGAGGGTCTGCCTGACGGACAATACTTGAAGCAGCAGATAGTCTTGAAGCATTTGAGGCTGTGGCGTTTCTTGCGGCTTGTAAAGTAAGCTCTTTGGCCTCTAAGTCAATATCTTCAACTTTTCTCTTTCTTTCTTCTTCATCAGCGGCCTGCAAGAGCGTCATAGCTTGAGCAGGAGCTATTTGACGTATATCTCTTGCTAAATTTCTGAGTCCTTGCGGGTCAGAAGTATTAGCCTGTTTTAGAATATCTTGCAGCTTCTCAGACTCAGTTCTAACATCAAGGCCCAACATTCCACCAACACCCCTGCGGAGTGCTTCTTGTCTCTGGGGCATCTGCATAGATAGGGCAGATACTAGAGGTGCTTGAGTCCTAGCTAGTCCCGTAAGACCACCAGTTAACTCCCGTCCCTTGAGTATCCCCTCTGTCAGCATACGCTGTTGACGTTGAGCAGGAGTCTCAATAATGTCGCTAAATAAAGATTGTATGTCGATAGCCATTACTAATTCCCGTAATTCAATATATCTTCTAACGAGTAGCCCATTTCTGTTGCGGAGTTAATCAAGTTAGTAAATAAATTTCCGCTTTGACCAGAGCTAGTTGTAGTAGTTCCAGAAGATTGGCCTCGCCTTTCAGCGCTTAACAAGTCAAACAAACCTTGGTACTGCTGCTGTCTCAGAGCGTTTTTAAGCCCTTCAAACCCTAACTGGGATTCTATTGCAGATTCTGCCAAACCAGCCCCTAAACCTAGCCCAGTGGCCTGTAAAGAGGATGCTAGACGTGAAGCCTCCAATTGAGGTGTAAGCGTTCTCAAGAGTTCCTGTTGTGGTAGGTAAGCACCAGCAATAGCACCAAGACCAAGCTCACCAAAGAGTCCTGCGCGTTGTCTAAATTCACCCAAACCTGCAAGGGTTTGTTCGGAACCTAATGCTTGCTCCAATCTGGCTTGTTCTATAGCTGAAATAGCGTTAACTGCTCTTTGCTCTTCAATAGCTTTTTGTGCTGCAAGCTGTTCAGGTGTTCCTCCATAAGCAGCGGTTCTTACGCCGCCCCTTCCTTGGGCAAATAACCTTTCTTCAAGCTCTAGCTGCTCTCTTTCCCTAGCAGGCCGCTGCATCCCTTCAAGCCTGTTGTAAAGCTCCTGCTCTCTTGCTGCTCTTTGTGATGGGTCTTGAGTTAACATCCCAATTACTGAGGCTTGTTCTGCTGCCCTTTGAGCGGGGTCACCCAAAAAGTCAAAAGCACCCTGACCAAATCCAGTCAAAGACCTTTGCAATGCAGCTTCTTCAGGGCTTAGAGCTAACTCAGTACCCGTTTGAGAGATAGTAGCCGCCGCAGGCTGACCAAATACATTCGTACCCGTAACAGTAAATGGTTTGAATTGAGACTGTCTTCCTACCTCACCCAATAAGCCGCCTTCATAAGTGGGTAAATCGGTAGCACCACCAAAGAATATGTTAGCTTCTTGACGGGCTTGGCCTATATCTTTAATTGCTTTATCAGTCAGCATACCCTGACCCAATGCGCTTATAAGACCTGCGCCAGCACTACCAAAAAAACCACCACCACCTTGATTAAGGCCAAATAAATTTGCTGCTCCAGCACCAAGGTCTTTGAAATCAACAACGCCATCTTTGTTTACGTCAAAAATTGACATTAGTAAGTCCCTCCATCAATAGTGCCAGTGAATGTTCCTGACACTGTGAGGTTTGCGGCAGTTGTAGTCCCCGTAAATGTCGGGGCAGCTAAATTAGCCTTAGTAGATACCGCAGTTGCTATGTTATCAAATTCGGTGTTCACTTCAGTTCCCTTCACCACCTTAGCAGGATTTCCTGACACCAGAGAATCCTTGGCGGCAAAGTTCGTTGTCTTTGTATAGTCAGTCATTAGACAATCCTTCCAAGTAGTGCATGAATGTTTAGTTGTTGAATAGCAATAGACTTACCGTTCACAGTTGTTTCTACTCCTACGGATACAACAGCACCAGAACCAGAAGTATTTATCTTCTGCCTGTTAATTAGATTTAACGAGCTGGAATACTCAGCTTCAGTGTTGTATTCAGAAATGTTGTATTGTGCAGCGTTGTTAGCAGGTAGTGTATAAACCTGCTTCTTATAAGCATTTGAGTAATCGTAGGCCCAGTTCAATACTACTGGGGCTTCGGCGCCGTCAAAGGTAGTTAGGTTAACTTTCTTTAAAAATTTAAGAACCGAACTATCCCCAAACGCTAAGGGATGCGAGAAGTAACTTAACTGATAGAAGCCTGTCCCGTCTGTATAACTGTCATACTCAGCGATGCCAGTTGCGTTCCCAATGTAAATAGTGTCATCCACCAAATTAGTGAAGCGTAGTGGTGCCATGCTAGACCAAGTGGTTGCTCTGTATGAACCATCTTGGAGAGGAAATCTTGTATCAAAGACATACACCGTCTGAAGGACGGGAAAGTTAACCAAGACAAAGGCTTCTTTAGGAGAGTAATGTAGAGAGATGTTACCTGTTTCACTAGCTACCAGATTCTTAATGTCATTATTGACGTTCTTAGATATATCCCCAATAGGTGAGGACTTTTCCTGAATTGTTCTTGCCAGACTTCTTACGCCTGAACGGTCTAAAAAGATTAAATCCTTACCAGTAGATACAACTGCGTCCCTAGATACACATCCTATATTAGATATAGTGTCTGAAAGAGTCATAGAAGCAGGACTATCAGCACCTTCATAGATAACTATTGAGTCCTTACCAAAGATAATTAAGAACCCGTTATGAGCAGCTAAAGCTACAATCTCATCGTAACCATTAGGCCATACCTTAGATATGTCTATAGAGCCTGTAGACCCACCACTCCAAGCATTACCGTTTAAAAGGTCACTCCAGTAAATAGTGGACTTATCTGTTGCAAAGTCAGCAACAAACAACCTACCAAATGCAGCTAATACTTCATTAGCTTGAGGTGGAGTTCCCGTAGCATGAGCATGAGCAGACATCTTCTCAACATCAGCAACAGAATTAACATATAACAATGGCTCATGCGCTCTTTGAAAGAAGTAAGAATGGTCTACAAAGTTAACTATTTTCCAATTGTTAGCACTGATTGTATAACTGGCTGGAGTATCGTCAGTTAAAGTAGAAGTCCCGTGGAATATTTTGTTATTACCTGCGGAGAATATCTTGGTGTTACCACCTGAATCCCTAAACTGGTGTATGGCTTCTATGCCATCAGAACTCCCCAATACAGCAGGGCCATTAGTAGACACCATGTCATAACCTTTACGCGCAGCAACCCGCCCCTCCTTGTCAATAATGCAGTTATCTGCAACCGATGCAAAGGTAGGGTCTTGAGCTAACGGGGCATCTTGGGTGTTAATCCCTGCAAAGCCTGGAGCCGTAATAGTTATGCTTTGTAGTTTCTGGGCCATTATCGTACCTGAAAGGTTAACTCAGAAGGGTATCTGTTAGCGTCAAATGCAATAGCGTCAGATAAAGAAGTAGAGGCTACAGCAAATTGTTCTGCTGCACTCTGACCGCCAGTCTCACCCCTTTCCCTCAAAGCCATAGCGTAGGCTAGTTGTATAACAGGGTTATTAGGTGCTAACAAGCTATCCGAATCAGCAGTCAAATCAGTCTGTGGTTTAACAACATCAAACCTCAGAGCGTATGCTGCATCAGGCTTTGGATAAACTTGGACTTCTAAATCTTTATTAGTATCTGTACCCACAAATGTAAAATAATCAGGAGAGCCTGATTGTGGTGTAGTGTTGTAGGTTACATTGTTAAAGTATTCTTTACTTCTAAGGTGCATAAATCTTTTAGACGTAGTGTTCATTACGTCCTTTATAACAGCCAAATCACCACTACCAGTAAGTGAGTAAGTATCTGTACCACTTACAGTGTTAACAGTTATGGAGTCTCTTAATGCAGTCCAGTCAAAAGAGTTTTCTACAATCTTCTTAGCGTCATTAACCAAGTCACCTATAAGATGAGAGTAGTCAGTAGCATTAGCTGTATCTACTGTATCCTCTCGTAATCTGCGGAGGACGTTATTAATTAAATCTAAGTATGTCATTAAAATCGCCTTCCTATAGATTGAAGCATTCCTAAAGCCTGAGCTACATTATCTAATTCAGTAAATTTTGGCTCAAATAATTCTCTTGAAAACATTTGTTCGGTGATTGGTGCTTGTTGGGCTAAACCAATAATCAATCCGTTTCTTCCAATCCCAGTCCCAGTACCAGTTCCCGTCCCCGTTCCCGTCCCAGTCCCAGTACCAGTTCCCGTTCCCGTTCCCGTGCCTGTTCCTGTACCAGTTCCCGTTCCAGTACCAGTGCCAGTAGTAGTGGGTGTACTTGTGCTAGTAGTGGTAGGTGTGCTTGTGGTTATAGTTGTAGGTGTCCCAGTACCAGTACCTGTACCTGTCCCAGTACCTGTCCCAGTACCTGTTCCTGTGCCTGTCCCTGTACCTGTACCTGTACCCGTTCCTGTGCCTGTCCCTGTGCCTGTACCTGTTCCCGTTCCTGTGCCTGTTCCAGTGCCTGTACCTGTACCCGTTCCTGTTCCAGTGCCTGTACCTGTTCCTGTTCCTGTAGGTGTAGTAGTTCCTGTTCCTGTAGGTGTAGTAGTTCCTGTTCCTGTGCCTGTACCCGTACCATTTACATCAGTGCCGCCATGCTCTAATACTGCGCCATCTGGCAAAAATATAATGCTTACGGTATCGCCTTCATTAAAAGTCTTGTTTTCAGTTCCAGCTACATCATCTACTTCTACTCTTTCTCCCCCAGGCAATCTGTTTCCATTTACATCATAAGGCGCATAAACAAACCCACCATCTTCGTATATCCATGAGTATGAAGCAGCAGTCTCGCTACCTGTTGTTGTTGTGCTTGTAGATGTTGTACTTGTAGGGTCAGTAGCCGTGCTTGTGGTTGCCGTGCTTGTGGTTGCCGTGCTAGTAGTTGCTGTGCTAGTAGAGTTAGTCGCTGTAGAATCGGTAGATGTTGAAGAATCTGCGCTAGCTTGAGCAGAAGTAGCAGCGTCTGTAATAGTTATCCTATCCATTAACCTACCGCCCATGTCCATACCTGTATCTGGGTCTAAACTAGCAGTATCGTGGAATATTCCAGCATTAGTAAGTATTTGAGATATTTCTTCATTAGAAGTAGCAGCGTTAGTTTTTGCCATTAAATCTGCAAATTCGGCTTGAGTTAAACCAACTTTGTTTTGTTCGGCAATATTTACATAGTCAAAGAAAACATCAGATTGACCAGTTACATCACTGTCTAATAGTTCGTTTTGAATTAACTTGTTTTTAGAAAAAACATCTTCTTCAAGCAATGGTTGACCAGTAACATCATAGCCAGCAGCCATTAGAGCTGCATCCACAGCGTCTCTAGGTATTTTCAACATCTGTGCAACAACATCTGAGCTAAAACCAGACTCTCTTAAAAACTCTGCTGTTACGTCTGCTTGTTGCTCTGGGGGTACAAGTTCTTGTATCTGAGACAAGACCATATAGGCGTTATCAGCTAAAGATTCGGCAGTCTCAAAGCGGCCTTCCATTTCTTCTTGTATTGTTTTGTCTCTAAGTACGGGAAAAGCGCCGCCTAATAAAACTTGGTCAGCATAGGTCATTCCTCCAGAAGATGGAGTGTCTAATGACTGATTAACTGGAGTGCTAAAAAGGTCTGTAAAAAGAGAGCCGCCCATAGCAGCCTGCTGTTCAAGTGCAGCGAGTGAAATATCAGACATTACTCTTCCTCAACCATGTTAGTCAGCATATAGTGGGCGTTGTATTGCAAAATCCCTACTAAATATACTGGGTCTAATCCTTGCTCTATCTTTTCTAAGCACCACTCATAAAGCTCTGCGTCTGCTTGTTCAGCAATAGAGTCCATCTTGTTAACAGGAAACTCTACGATAGTCATCATTTTTCTCTTGAGACACCTTTAGTCTTTTCAAAGGTTCGCATTGCACCTAAACCTAACATACCCATTAACACGGGCATCATCTCACTTAAAGCTATTAAAGGAACTACTACCCCAGTATCAAATAACTCTAAAGCCATATTTACAAATGGTATTACCAGGAAGTTTCCAGCCATTCCCAAAGCGCATATCCAGCCAATAGCAGGTCTCCAACCAGCAACAAACATACTATTGTGAGCTGCTTCAACTTTATTAACCTCAATTTGAGCCATGACCTGCTCTTGAGCATGACGCTCAGCCATAGTAGCTATCTCGTGAGACAGCTTTTCTTTCAGGTCTTTGTCAGGTATTACCTTGTCTAAGATAGCACTGACTGGGCCAATTAACGCGCTTATCATACGAATATAACTGCACAGAATAAGATAACAACAAGACCTAAAGTACAGACAACCACTTTGCCTGCTTCTTCTTCAGTCATGTCCTGAACTTTCTCGCGTATCATTTTTCCAATTCGTCTCATAACATTCTTCCTATCACAGTCACAGTAGCTACGATTACTATCCAAAATATTCTTTCACCAAAGGCAACAGACGGCGACATCTTCTGTAACTTATCGTCCATCGTATTTATTCTATCTTCAATAGATGTTTGACGATTAAAGATAGTGGTGATTCTTTCCTCTACACGGGCCAAGGAAACAACAGCCTCTTGAAGGTCATCTATCTTGCTTTCAATCCTGTCTATTCTATTTTCCAACTAGACTCACCGAATAGAAAACAAACACTAATCCTATAAAGCAACCAAACACTACTAATATATCTATCATGGCCGCTCTAGTTTGTGCTGCTTTCCTTGCCTCTGCTATCCTTAAATTCCTTATCCTTATGCGTTCCCTTAACATATCGTGCCAAAGGTTCGCGTTACCCGTCCAATAGAATAAATCCTTCAATTCCTTTTCTAGCTGCTCTGCCTTCTGTTTCTGAAGCGTAGCCTCTAGTGCTTGGCTTTCTATTGAACTACTACCTAGCAACTTACCTATCTTACTTGTAGTCTTTGCTTTTTGTTCTAAGACGCTGACTTCTTCTCTAGCATCCCAGAACTTACTAATTGCTCTTGTTAAGTCTTGTACTTCTTTCCCTTTATGGACGGCTTTCTTAATAAAGTTAAATGCCTGGTTAGCGGCTGCAACCGCTGCTACTATTTCTGCTGGCATTCTAATACACCTTTATTCCATCCTCATTTGGGTTAATTAAAATTGGCTTGCAATATGTCGTTATGGTCTGGGTGCTTGGGCTTCCTCTTCTTCTTAACTTAGCTGCAAAACTATTGCAGGTGTCTAAATTAAAAAAGCACATAGCTTCGCGACAACTATCGTTAGCTACTTCAACACCTCCAATGGTCATAATTAATACAAATACATGAGCCATTCATCAAACTACCCGCACCTTCAGGTTGTTGCCTGTCAATGCTGTAATCCTGACCTTATTCTGGGCAGGAGCGTCATAGTCATAATCAGTACCCAGTATCGCGCCTTTATTAAGTACATTCGCATCGTAGTTAATTGCCACACCATCACTGGATGGAGCCGTAGTACCGCTAGACATGTTAAAGATAATTGCTAAATCTAAATCATTAGCTAGTGTGAAGTGATTAGCATCAGGGATAGCGTCCAGTTGGGTTTTGTTCATTTGATTTGTGTAGTTTGTTGTTCCTATTGCGTATTCATTTACATCGTTTCCAGCATCACCGACAACATACATTTTAGTACCATCGGCGTTAAACGCTAATCCTAGTGGAGATGTCTCTTGCGATGAAACAGAAAAGTTTTGAGAATATGATGCAGTAGAAACATCAAAACCTGTAGTTAATGTGTATTCGTTTACATCATCTCCCGTATTTCCAAGAATAAACATTTTTGTCCCATCGGTATTAAAAGCTACATCTCTTGGTTCTGTATCTTGGGAAGCTACTGAAAAGTTTTGAGAGTAAGAAGCAGTAGAAACATCAAATCCAGTAGATAAAGTGTATTCATTTACGTCATCTCCAGTAAGACCAACAACAAACATTTTTGTTCCATCAGTGTTAAAGGCTATTCCTGTTGGAAATGTTTCTTGCGTAGATACTGAGAAACTTTGAGAGTAAGAAGCTGTAGACACATCAAAACCTGTTGTTAAGTCGTATTCAAATACAGTATCTGCAGCATTACCAACGATAAACATTTTCGTGCCATCAGTGTTGAATTCTAAACCTCTTGGATTTGCTTCTTGTGCGTTTACAGAAAAGCTCTGAGAATATGTTGCCGTAGAAACATCAAAGCCTGTAGTTAAGTCGTATTCGTTTACATTGTCTGACGTAATACCAACAACAAACATTTTCGTGCCGTCAGTGTTGAATGCTATTCCTTCTGGAGACGTTTCTTGTGAATTTACAGAAAAATTTTGTGAATAAGAGGCAGTAGAAATATCAAATTTATTTGTAGCAAAAGTTGCACCCGTCATAGCCTCCTGCAAAGCAGCCAGCTCTGCGTTGGTAGTAGCATTCGCCCAAGTCGTAGACGCATAAGTACCATTAGAGTTGTACTGCCAAGTGCCTGAGTTATTCCTGACTATACTCCTCTCACCATCAGTGCCTTGGGCAATCTTCCACGTTGCCCTGTCATCAGTAGATACACAGTAATAGATATTGCCATCACCAGCAGCTTCATCTGCGGTCATAGAGTTGATGTCAGTCCAGTAGGTAGAGTTTGTTGAGGTTGTAGTGTGGACTGCGTGATAGCCTGTAGGTATTGACGTTGTGCCAATACTGTATTCATGCACAGAATCAGAAGACGTTCCAATAACATACATTTTTGAACCATCACTATTAAAACGCAAACATTGAGGATTAGTATCTTTTGATGTTACTGAAAAACTTTGGTTAAACGTCATAGATGTTAAATTAAACGCTGAACCTAAATTGTATTCATGTATTGAATCATTTTGTGAACCAATAAAATAAAATTTAGTTCCATCTGAATTAAACGCCATACCAAAAGGCTCAATATCCTTAGCTGATACGCTTTGCCCTCTTACATATGTTAATGACGTTATATCGTATGCAGTTGAAGCAGAAAACTCATACACCATATCTCCTGTTTCACCAATAACAAACGCTTTGGTTCCATCATTATTCCAAGCCATATCTGTAGGCGTTGTTTCTATACCTGATAAAGCAAACCTATCATTGTATGTTGCAGTAGATATATCAAACGCAGTTGTTAACGTGTATTCATTTAAATCACTGCCTGTTCTTCCTACTAAATACAACTTAGTACCATCATTATTCCACGTTATTCCTTGAGGCTCTGTATCTTGCGGGCCTACATTTAGGCTTACAGAGTCATAAGATGCGGTAGATACATCAAACCCAGTTGTTAATGTGTACTGATAAACATTATCTGTTGCTGAACCAACCGTATACATCTTGGTTCCATCATTATTAAAAGCCATTCCTCTAGGAAGACCATCTTCATTAGATGCATCAAAACTTTGGCTAAATGATGCTGTTGATATGTCATAAGTATTTATCTGACTTTTACTCAGCTCCAAGTCACCATCAGTCGTGTTAAACACAACGCCATACATCTCCCAAGAGCCTGAAGCTACTTGAGCGTATGAAGTGGGTGCTGTGGTTTCAGAATATGCGCCAGCAGTAGAAGTGAGAATAAACACACCGCTGTTAGCTTCAATGGTCTTGCCTACGTCAGCAGATGCGAATGAGCCTGTGCCTAGCAAAAAACTGCCATAAGGCATTGAATACTGAAAGACCGTATTGTTAGCTCCACCAGCAATATAAAGGTTTCCATCAGATGTTATATACATCCCATTTGGCTGAGTATCTTGAGAAGACAAACTAAATGACTTGGAATCATAGCTTGCTGTGCTTATATCGTATGCCGTAGACAAACTGTATTGATACAAAGAATCGGAAGCGTTATCAGCAATAATCATTACAGAACCACTTGCTAAAAATGCTAAATTTTTTGGCTGAGTTGCTTCGGATGGGTCATAAAAAGTGTCATAAGACGCTGTACTTACATCATAAGCAGTAGATAATGTGTATTGATAAAAACTGTTATTAGTAAAACCTACAATGTACATTTTTGTTCCATCATTATTCATGTGAACAAATGTAGGTTGCGTCTCTTGGCTGTTTACATTATAACTTTTTGATTCATAAGATGCTGTAGATATATCCCAAGCTGTTGATAAAGCATATTGAAAAACAGTATCGTTCCCGTATCCAAGAACATACATTTTAGTTCCATCAGGCTTAAAGAATAGACCGCTTGGGACTGTATTTCCTTCTGGTGTAACACTAAAACTTACAGAGTCATAGGTTGCTGTAGAAACGTCATAAGCAGTAGATAGTGTATACTGCAAAACAGCATCATTTTGATAGCCTACAAGATACATTTTTGTGCCATCATCTTTTAAGAAAATACCTTGCAAACCATTTTCTGTTGATGCCACATTAACACTTTTATTTGCATAGCTTGTACTTGATGTATCAGGAGCAAAATCCAAAGTAGTAGCAGAAGCAGAGTCCAAACGTGTGTAGTTCTCAGTAGTAGAATTAACGTCCCAAGTGTTATTGGTTACACCAGTTTGAGAGACTTCTTTAGTCACGCCCACAACAGGAGACAGCACGTTACCTGACAAAGTAATTGTGGCTACCTCATCTGCTACAAATGTCTTGGTTAAAGTTCCAGCGGTAACAGAAATATTATCTAGTTGTGTTTGAATATTAGACGTAACGCCATCAACGTAGTTAAGCTCTGCTGTAGTTGCAGTAACCCCATCAAGGATATTTAATTCAGCAGCAGTAGCAGTAACATCAGATATTTGACTAGCTGTAATACTGGTTGCTACTGGAGCTACATCAGTCCAGGCTGAACCTGTATAAACCTTCATCTTGTTATCAGATGAATTAAAGTAAGTAGCACCAGTAACTAAAGCATCACCGTCATTGTCTAATGTTGGGTCACTAGCCTTAGCGCCTAAATATCTATCATCAAAAGAATCATAACTAGCAGCCGCATTAGTTGCAGAAGTTGCGGCATTGCTTTCAGAAGTCGCTGCATTTGAAGCTGACGTTGCAGCATTTGATTCAGAAGTTGCTGCATTTGCCGCACTGGTAGCAGCAGAGGTTGCACTGCCAAGAATAGAATCTACATAGCCCTTTCTAGTTAAATCATCATCAGTAGATGGTGTAGCAGTTGACGTAGCTTTGTTTGAACCTAATACGATATTGCCTGTCATTGTGCCACCAGCTAAAGGAAGCATAGTGTCGGCATAGGCTTTAGTAGAAGCGTCTGTACCCGCTGTAGGAGTACCAAGACCTGTAATCTTGTTCGTACCCATAGCAATAGCACCAGACATAGTGCCACCCGCTAATGGGAGTTTAGTTGCAATAGAGTTAGTTACAGTAGTGTTAAAAGCTGCGTCATCATTCAAAGCAGCCGCTAACTCATTCAGCGTATCTAGCGCAGCAGGCGCACCACCAACTAAGTTAGTTACTTGAGTATCTACATAACCCTTAGTTGCAGCGTCAGTATCAGAAGACGGGGCCGCTAAGTTAGTTAAGACAGTATCTGTAAAGTCTACAGTTCCGTTAACTACCAAATCGTTAACAGTGGTAGTACCACTTGAAGCAGTTAAGTTACCTGTTACGTCACCCGTAACATTACCAGTAACATTACCTGTCACGTTACCAGTTACATTTCCTGTTAACGCACCAGCAAAATTCGTATTAGCGGTAATTAAAGTACCAGTAATAGCCTGGGGCGTAGAGCCACCAACCACTACTCCGTTTACTGTACCGCCTGTTAATACAGCATTAGAAGAGTTAAGACTTGAGTTAGCGGTAACTGTACCAGTAGCTGTAATAGCACCAGTTGTAATTGAAGATGGATTAGTTCCAATTTCAATAATTGTCGCACCTGAGTCCTCCGTAAAGAGTCTCTTGTCTGCGGTATTTACAGCAAGCTCACCTTGAACTAAGTCTGAAGCCAAAGGTACGGCTGACGAAGTTGAAGAAAACTTAGTAATAATTGTTGCCATCTATTTCACCACTTAACTTTATCTGCCCAGTACGCTGCGGAACACTTACCTTTTGCTATGTTCTTAGCATGACGCGCTTTAAAAGACTTCCTCCTCGCCTTTTCCTTTTCTGTCTTTGGGTTTTTGCCAGCGCCTGATACACCCTGCTGACCAAACCTAATTGTCTTAATGCTTCCATCCCCACACTTGGCTACAACAACGTGGCTTTTAGTAGGGTGATTAGGAGTCCTCTTAGGTTTGTTAAAACCAGAGACACCTGCTCTTGCTAATCTTGGGTCTTTCTTTTTCATAATAAGAAGTCAGGGGGCCGAAGCCCCCTAACCTATCCTAACTTATACGTCAGGGACACAAAGGATGAAGCCAGCCTCTGGACGATGTGCCTGAACACCATAAAGGGTGTCAGCAGTGTACAGAGTTGACAAATACTCTTGCTTGTACTGAGTTTGTGAGCGAACGCTCATTTGCTCAGCCAGGACAAGGGCATCTTTGTGGATGAGATAAGCACCGCGAACATCAGCAGTACCAGTACCGTTGGAAGTTGCATCTTCAATGAGAGGGCAGTTAGAAGAGACATAGATGTCAATTCCATAAACTGAACCAATCAAACCAGACTGGACAGTTGCACCTTCACGGAAGTCAGCAGATACATAACGCTCAGTACCCATGATTGCAGAACGCAGCGCAGGTGGAATAATAAATGCGCGGTCAGTCATAGGAACATCAGCATCATCCATACGCTTAATCAACGCACGGAAGCCAGCATCTGTGAATACGTCTGCTGCTACAACAGTGTCGTCAGTGTAAGCGGTCAGACCATTAGAAGCGTCAACAAAGAACGTGTTTGCACCTTCCCATGCAGTACCAGTACAAGTACCAGTAACAGGAACAGTCAGGTCAAAAGTACCACTACCAAAACCAGTACCAGCGCGGAACAGGTCATCATCAACCTGCTTAGCGAGAGCGTAACCAGCGTCTTCAGTGTAGAACTGACGAAGCGAGGCAAGAGCCTGTACTTCAACAATGTCTTCAATCAGACGAGAATACTCGTAGTGACGGTTAATGGTAACAGTAGTTTCACTTTCTAGATTAGCCTGCATAGTTACAGCAACAGCTTCTGCCTTAGCATTAGCGGAGCCGCGAGTAGGCTTAGGAAGGTGGATAACATCACCCTTGTTGCCAGACATTGTCATTGTCTTAACAAGAGGAGCCATCTTCAGAGATTTTTGATATGCAGCAATAACTTCATCAGACCATATTTCAGGTACAAAAGTTGCCGCTGCGGTTTTGTCTACAGTTGCGTTTGCAGTAAAAAACGCACCAGAAGTTTCACCAGCCATGTTTAATTTCCTTTATCTTACGCGCTTCTCCGCATAAGCCCTTCTAATCTCAGGCTCCATGCTTTGATAACGCTTAGGGTCAGTCTTCATAAGTTCAATAATATCTGCCCTTCGATAAATCTTTTTAGATGGGGTTTCAGAACTACCTTTAGCCCCACCAGTAGAAGCTTTCTTAACAGCATCCTTTCTAGCATCTTTCTCGTCTTGAACAGCAGTTTGTGACATCTGCTTAATCTGCTTCCATTGAGAAAACAAATTGTCAGCAGCTCTACTGTCATACTGTTGGTCAGCACGAGTTAGAAGCTCAATGCGAATATCATCACTCTTTACCCAGTTAATAAAATCTGAGCTTTGAATAATCTCTTGCGCGTCTGGATGTTTGTTAATCAACTCCTGCTTAGCTTGGTCTTGTCTAATCCGTAGAGTATTTTCTTGAGCCTCCCTAATAGCAGGGTGGTTCGCAATCTTACTTTCTACAGCTTTGTCAGGGTCAGCAAAAAAATCTATCTCTTCAGCAGGTTCAGGTGCTTTTGTTTCCGACTGTTTAAGAATGAAGTTATCTACTACCTTTCGTAATTCTCCAACTTCAGCGCCTTGACTTCCCAATCGGCTTTCAGCTTCTTGGTGCATCTTAGCTACTTCAGCTATTGTCTTACCTTGGTACATTGGTGCAAGCTCTGCTTCCCCTTCCGAAGTATTTACTTCTTCTTGGACAGGTTCTTCCACGCTATTTACTTCATCTACCTCTACTGGGTCAATTAGTGTTGCCATTATTAAACTCCGTTAAGACCGACTCTAGCTACCCCGAAGGACTATTGTTCGGCTGCCTTACGTTCTAATGCCATCTTCTGCTCTCTGGAACGAACCCACTTATCTGTTGCACCTGGAAAATGTCCAGAAGCGGGGTCGAGACTACACCTGACAGCAGGGATGACTCGCGTTGCTACCTCATCACATTGAGGACAATCAATCTGTTTAGTTTCACGTGAAACAAGTTTTTCATTTACATGAGCATACTTGCATACAAAATCAAACAGAATCATTGCTATCCTCTATATAATGTTCAACGGTAGACTCCATATTAAGCATGAAGGCAAGGATATTTAATTGTCCTTTACGGAAATGTAAGTCCTCGTTGTCCTTCGTTACTTCTACAGAATTTATTTGGATGGCATTATTTCTAAGCTCATCCATTAATACTTTCCAGCCCTCTGTACGAAACATATCTTTAAGAGCTTGGTAATGCTTTTCTTCCTCTCTTTCCACCCTTTGACTCCTTATTAGCTTCCTCTAGCTTTTGGATTCTTTCTTCTAAACCTTTAACGATTCCATTAATTTGATTTAGAATGTTTTGCATTTCTGTGTTAGTAATCATTGTGTCAAAGTCTTAGCTGTTTCCAGGTTAAGCCTTCTTTCCTCCAGTAGTTTGTCAGTTACTTTCATTCGCCTTTCAAACTCTTTGTCATCCTCATTGCCAGCCTTTAAGTTAGTTGCAATAGCCTTAATCCTGTCGTTCTCAAGTTCAACAGGAATAGCTTTAGTCTCTTGAGCAATCTTCTCAGCTCTGGCTGTAGATTCAGCCGCCTGCCCGTTAAGAGCGTTAGTCTGAGACTGCTGGAACTGTAGCTGTACTTGTTGTGCTATTTGAGCTGCTTCCTGTGCCTCAGGATTAGGCTGTGAGGCTTGTTGGATAACCTGAATCAATTGCTCCCTATTGGAGATGTTCATGTTATCTATAATGGATTGTATTAAAACTGGGTACAGAGGAGAGTCTGAACCCATAGTTTGTAACAGTTGTACTAATTGAGTTACTTCGTATTCCCTAGCAATAATCCCTAAAGAGGATACGACTTCAAACTTGTAATCGTTAACAGGGTAGATTTCAG